TCAAGTCCCTTTCTCCGCACCATGCAAACACTCACGATTTATGTCATTAGCGGAAACGTTAAATGTCACATAAACGCGGGGTGTATCAACTTCAATACGATCGACAAAGATGCTCATAAGTTTTGAACGTTCTTGTCGGTCGTATTTTTTTATGCTGTCGTATTTTCGCACAAAGTCTTCCACGTCTTCCCTCAGTAAGGCGATGTGCGCCTGTTTCAGGTCGCTTTCTCGTAGTGTCGACTCGAGCTGTGTCTTTTCGGTTTCAAGGGCTGTAAGTTTATCTAGGAGCGTCTGAGAGGATGTTCCGGATGCAATGGCATTTGTAATGTTTTCTATTTTCTTTCCCGCATCGGCGATTTTCTTTTTCAACTCTCTCTTCTCGTCTTCCCGTGGATCTTCTTTCTCCGAAGAGAGGTAGGCGAAAAGGGCATCCACCATGTTGTCGATGTAATTATGCCCGAAGAGGTAATCATCCAGGGCATCGAAGAGTAGGGATTCGAGCTTGTCGGCACGTATGGCGCGTGCGTCGCATTCTCTTCGGCTCTTGGCCGTACATTCATAGTAGTAGTACCGCTTCCCGCTTCCGCCGGTGCGGGAAGATCCGACCATTGGGGAGCCGCAATGCTTGCAGTAGAGATGCCCTGTAAGCGGATAGCCGCCGGAGCGGGTGGTGTTGCGACGGGCTGAGGGGACTTGCTTGTTTTTCTCTCTTCTTTGTTTGGCCATTGCCCAAACCTCCTTTGTCAGTATGGCGGGAATCGCGTCGTCGAGTATGATCATGTCTTCTTCGTTGGCGTAGCGGTGGGTGTTTCTCGGTTCTCCGGGGCGGTAGTCGGTCTTGCCGAAGATGTAGCGGCCGATGTATTTTTCCTGGCGTAGGATCTCGGTCAGTGATGTCTTTTTAAAAAGCCCGCCCCTTTTCGTGCGATAGCCGAGGCCGTTTAAGCGGTCGATGATTTCCAGGTAGCTGTAGCCGTCGATATACATAGAGAAGATAAGGCGAACGGCTTCGGCCTCGTAGTCGTTGATGACGTATTGGTTTTCGTCGTTGATGTCGTAGCCGAGGGGCGGTGTTCCACCGTTGAAGAGGGCCTTATAGGCGTTTTCCCGGTGGCCCTTGCGGGTTTCTCTGCCGAGGTTCTTGGAGTAGTACTCATTAAAGCCCTCGATGATGGAGCGGAAGATGACGGCTTCGGGGCCGTCGCCGAATTTCTCGAGGACGGAGAGGAGCCTTTTCCCGTTGTCTTCGATTTTCTTACTGTATATGGCGGAATCGTAACGGTTACGAGCGAAGCGGTCCAGCTTGTGGACGATGATGTAGTCGTAATCTCTTTCGGCGCTCTCGGCGATCATGCGTTGGAACTCCGGCCGGTCATCGGTGGTGGCGGACTGCGCCATGTCGATGTAGTGGCCGATGAGGGCGATGTCGTTTTTTGTGCAGTACTCAGTGATGGCCCGCAGTTGGGCATCAATGGACTCTTCCCGCTGCATCGCCGAAGAGAAGCGTGCATAAGCGACGGCTGTTTTCATGGTTTCCTCCTTTAGGGAGGCATGATATACTCTTCTTGTGCTTTTGGTATATCATGCCTAAACACTAGCCCCTATCCTGTTGTAGCAGGTAGGGGCTTTTTTATTTCTATAAATCATGAAGTGTATCTAAAAATAGTTTCTCATCCATAATCTCTAAATCTTGACCGGATAAAATAAGCTTTTCCGCTTTTTTAAGCTTGGAAGATTTATTGTCTTTTACGTTTGAGATGGAGTCAAATCCACCTAAAACCAATAAGTTTGTATGCTTTGTGACTGAATTTTCGCATTTTGCCCCTAAATTCACACAGATTTGAGCGGCTTCCTTTCTCGTAAAGTGCTCAAGTTTTCCGGTAAAACAAATTGACTTGTTATAAAAGTAATTTTCAGGGTCAATGTTAGCCTCGGTCGTTTCTAGATTTTTTAAGTTCATAGCTTTTCCGCTGGGCAACACTGTGTATTCTATGTCGTGCTCGACGGCATAAGCCTTGAGTTTAGCCATAATATCAAAGGTTGCCTGACAATCATTCAAAGCCCTATGACCTGTGAAAGTGTATCCAAAATAGTCAGCCAAATCGATTAAACGGTGCCGGTCTATACCTTTTAATATTCTACGAGAGAGTTTCATCAGGTCCCAATAATCATTGTTAAGCTCATTATTGAAATTTGCGGCCATAAAGTCATAGAGGAAATTGATATCAAAGTTTATGTTATGCCCAACTATAACGTCACGGCCTATGAATTCGAATACCTCCTTAGAAATTTCTTTAAGTGTAGGGGCCTGAGCAAGCATTTCATTTGTTATTCCTGTTAACTCAATTATAAAATCGTCAATGTAGTACTCACCAACTATGTTTCCATCATCGTCATCTTCTATGTATACTGTTTCGGGTCGAACTAGAGAAGTAAAAGAATCTGTTATCTTATTATCGCGAACCTTTAACATCCCTATTTCAATTATTTCATCATAGGTAGGGTTCAGCCCAGTTGTCTCTAAATCTAAGACACAGAAATCTTTAGGAAATTCGTTTAAAGACGCTCCTTTATTTCGTTTTGACGAGTTATTTTTGTTTTGAACCAGCTCAAATACGAACACAATAATTTCCTCCTAATTAAAATATGAAAATCTCAGCCTTTATAACTTTCTTCTTACCTCGACGACTTTGCCGGCGATGGTGACTTCGCCCGGATGGGTGTAGGTTTTGGGCGGGTAGTTGGGGTTTTCCGGTTTCAAGGTGATGGAAGTGGGTGTCAGAGAAATCCGCTTCAAGGTGGCGTCGTACCCGTTGACGTAGCAGGCGCAGATGTCGCCGGTTTCGGCGTTCGGTTGGACTTGGATGACGACGGTGTCGCCATCGAGGAGGACGGGGTACATGCTATCGCCGGAGACTCTCAGGCCGATGAACTCTTTGTCGCCTTTGGTCCAGTCCTCGGGGATGTCAATGGTCTCGATGATGTCTTCGATGGCCTCGATGGGCACGCCTGCGGGGATCTTCCCGACGACGGGGATCTTTATGTAGTTAGACAGATCGACGAAGGTGAGTTCGGGTTCTTTTTCAGGGTTCGAATAACCCAACAAAATCAGCGGGTCTATATTAAGCGCCTTGGCAACCGATTGGGCCTTATCAAGACCCATGTTTCCAATTTCGCCACTTTCGTACCTTGAAATCGCTGATTTGCTAACACCAATTAAATCAGCAAGTTGTTGCTGAGAGAGATTCATCTGAATACGCTTATCTTTAATGATTTGACCAATGTTCATAACGCCCTCCTTTGACGCTATATTATACTGAAAATTGAATAAAATCAACCTACAAAAGAAAAAATTAATATTTCAGTTGACAATACGAAACAGAGAAGGTACACTGTAATAAAGTTGAGGATACTCAACTAACGAAGGAGGTGGTGAAATGATAAATGACAAGGCATTAAAATCGATTCTTATTAGAAACGGTTATAATGTCGAATGGCTAGCTAGCCAGATGGGCTATACTACTCAAAATCTATATGGTAAGTTAAGTGGTAGAATTACGATCACTCTGGATGAGGTAAATCGCATGCGTTCAATACTCAATTTAAACGATTTGGAGACAAAAGAAATTTTTTTTGGCCAATAAGTTGAGGAAACGCAACAATAATTTAATTCTACATCATTCATAAAAAAGAAAAGAGGTGCCTATGGAAGACGTACTCAATGAATTGCGGGAAATAAAAAAGCTGCTCCGTATCATTGCTCAAAATACGGAGCAGGCTAATTATACAGATTATTCAGACTTCGTAGAATCGGTGTCGTCTGTGATGAGTAATTTGCAAAGCGTGGAGTAGACGAGTTCTTTAGTAAACGAAGTAGTAAGCTCTAAAACTGAAAGAAGTTGCCCCTCAGTGTCAATTTTTGTGGGGTCGTCTTCCGAAGCATACTTTTGCAAGGTTTTGGCTACTCTGTCTCGAACGCAGAAATCTTCTACGCTAAAAGATTCTATTGCTTGTTTGATTTGAACTTCAGTTATTTTATTCACTTTTTCACCTCCTTTCGAGGTGATTATAGCAGAAAGAAAAGAGGTGCCTATGGAAGATGTACTCAACGAATTACGGGAAATAAAAAAGCTGCTCCACGCTATGGATCATAGGGGGGAGCGGCAAGAGGTGCTTAGGCGACAGGGCCTAAGAATCCTATTGGTCTTTTTGGCGTTTCAGCATCCGGATTTTTCAGAGCTTTTAGATCCATATTTAGAGCGTTTATATGGACGAATTTTCTCGCCGGATTTCCTTGAAGATCTAAGTTCTGATTCGGCGGATATAGATACGCTGATAGATGGGCTGTATGAAGCTTTAAAAAAGGCAAAAGAAGGTGGATTCAGTGACGGAAAATAAACGTAACCCACATGCTATTGAGTTATCTCGCAAGCGGTTCGCGCTTTTGCAGACGCAGAAGTCCGAATTTATTGAAAAGTTAAATTCCTCGCTCCCTTATGAAGAGAACGAGGAATTGGCGTCGGCGTATTGGGATGTAGTTAAAATTATGGATTTAGTGTTATTGCAGGAAGCTCATTATTTAGCGACTTTGGAAACGGGGGATTAAATGGCAAAGATGAATAAGTTAACTGTGATTTTTGAATCCGGTTCCAGGGTGGATCCTGAAGCCGTTAATTACAAGGAATTGGCGGATCGTTTGGGATTTGAAGCGGTGGATCTGGTCGTTGATAAGCGAAAGCGGGAGCCTATTTTCGTCCCGGTGAAGAGCCCGTCGAATCTACCTTTTGTGATGTCGGTGGTGATTTCCATAGCTGCCGTGTGTGTCGGCTTGGCTACCATGCTTTTATAAGACTTATGACGGAAATGGCGAGGGCCAGTATTGAAATGGTTATGGGGAGATAGGTCCTGATGAGGTCTTTTCTATGGTGATCTAAGAACATTTCTCCGTTGATGGTAAGCGCAAAAAGTTGCGGCTGAATTTCATAATATGGGTCGTAATAATGTTTTAAGTAGATATCGGTATCAATTTCTGTTTGGTTGGAGATACTGAGCAATTCCAGAGATACTAATTTATCTATATCGCTCTGTGCATGGTCTCCGATGAGGTCGTCCGGGTGTTTTGAATAGTATTTCAAGATTTGTATTTGTCTATTGGTTAGGTCGATTTCTCTATGGTTCATGTAGTCACTTCCTTTCGAGGTGATTATAGCAAATGTTTAGGAGGTTTTTATGGATTGCAAGATTGAAATTAAACGGAAGGTTGCTGATCGGAGTAAGGGTGGCGTGTCTGCCGTTTGGATTGATCGGGACGTGATCGCCGATCTAAAGGATTTGAGTGCCGCTTCGGGATGGTCTCTGAAGGATCTGGCGGAGTTATTCATTAAGAAGGGGCTCGCACGAACAGAAATTGTGAAGGACGAGTTGGATTAGGTGTATGGGAGGCGTGGTATGGCGAAACGGAAGGTGCGTCCCATGTTGATGGACGCAAAGTATGTACGGCGGCGCCGGTGGGCGGCCACGGCGATTATCGGTGTGGCTGTGTTTATCGCGATGCTGCTTTATCCGGTGTTGGACTCCATCGCCGAAGGCGCATGTGTCACCCAACTCGACGGCAAGTCCGAGTGGGCGGTGGAATACAGCCGACAGTTAGGGGAGTATCCCTATGAATGAATCGAAGCTATTGCCGACTCCACTCGAGTTGGGCCAACGCTATAGGGTGACGTGTAATGCAGGTAAAAGGAAAGAGACATCGCACGAAGGCGTGATCTCCGGGGATTATGGCCGATTTTATCTGATGCATCTCGACGACGGAACGAAGGAAACGGTGCTGAAAAATGACTTGTACCGCGAAACGACTGTGGTCGAGGCACTTGAGACCGATGACGATTCGGAGCCGATGAAGGTCGTGGTCGAGGGTGACAGCCTCGCCAGAAGGTTGAAAGATCTGTATCGCGATGTGATGGATTATGACGCAGCCATTCGCGAAGGCGAAGCGGCGCAGGAAAAGCGAAGGGCGGCGGTGGCTGAAATCCGGGCGCTGACTGATGAATTTTTAGAAGGGACGGAGGATGAAGCAAGAGGGGACGCTTGATGCGATCGGCACGACGAGCGTGGACGATATCCGCCGGCGATACGCCAAGGAGCGCTTCCTGGCGTTTATGGCGGAGAAGTTTTGGAACGAGTTACTAGAGAAAGAAAAAGCCCCGCACCAGCGGCAACCGGTGCAGGACTAAGAAAGAATAACTCACCACTAGTATAGCACGGGAGGTGCTAAATGTCAGTAGATGGTAAATCAATACTGGAATTACTCCATGAAAAGGATGCAGAACTCAAAGAGCTTTACGCGATTCAAAATGACGCTTGGAAACAGGAAGAGCGACTTAAGCGATTGAACAGTCAGCTTGACGAGAGGATTGAAACAATCGAAAGAGAGATCCACGAATTGGTGACTGTACGGCAAGAGGAGATTCATCATGAAAGGAACCTTAGAAATAAAGGGTCCGTAAGGAGGGCTATGTATGGAAGTAACAATTAAGATCGAAGGATTGGATCAACTCACCGAAGCAATTGCCATGCTCGGCGGAGCGATGGCGTATTTTAAAGGCGTATCGGCGGAGGAAGCAGCGTCACTTGTAGAAGACGTGAAGGCATCAAGGGCAAAGCCGGCGAAAAAGGAAGAAGTAGCGGCGAGAAAGAAAGAAAGTATTCCTAATGCAGAAGAATTACCTCAAGCCACGGTGCCCACCGGACAAGCGGCCTATAGCTTTGAGCAGATTCAGCTGGCGTGCGCCAAAGTGGCGCAAGCGGGGAAGCGGGCCGAATTACAGGGGTTAATTAACGGTTTTGGCCTCAATAGTCTTTTAGAGCTTAAGGAAGAGCAATACAACGACTTTGTACTGAAATTACGTGGAATCGGAGGAACGATCTGATGCCTGAGGTACACGCCAAGTTATCGGCCTCCGGGGCGCACCGATGGCTTAACTGCCCAGGCTCCATTGTGATGGAAGAGGGCTTTGAGGACACGGGATCAGATTATGCAAAAGAGGGAACTCTGGCCCATTCTGTGGCGGAGTTAAAGCTTCAGAAGTATTTTATCAAGGGGATAGGCCCTAAGAAGTTTTCCGCCGCCATGGAGGTTTTTAAGCAGGATCCCTCATGGGCTCCGGAGATGGATAAGTACACGGATGTTTATTTCGACGAGATTAAACGGCGAGCCCTGGTCTATCCGTCGAGTCCTTATGTAAGTATCGAGGAACGGGTGGATTTTTCCGCTTGGGTTCCGGAGGGTTTCGGAACCTGTGACTGCATTATGGTTTACGGCGGCACGCTCCAAGTTATTGACCTCAAGTACGGCAAGGGGGTTCCTGTAAACCCGGAGGAAAATCCCCAACTGATGCTTTACGGCTTGGGTGCCTATCAGGCCTATTCTCTCTTGTACAAGATCGATCGCGTCGTCCTCACGATTATACAACCCCGTCTTGATTCGATTTTGGATTGGGAAATCTCGGCGACGGATCTCTTGGCTTGGGGCGGGAGCATTAAAGGTCGGGCAAGGGAAGCCTTTGAGGGGTCGGACACGTTATCTCAAGGGGAGCATTGCCGCTTTTGCCGTGCCAAGTCCAGATGCCCTGAAAGGGCCAAAACCATGTTTGAGAAGGTGGAGGAGTTAAAGCCCCATATGGGTGAGGATTCGTCTCTGGTATCCAACGAAGCTTTATCCAAGTACCTTTTGGAAGCAAAAGGGCTGGTGGAATGGATTAAGGATCTGGAAGAGGAGGCACTCTCTACCATCCTCAATGGCGAAGAGGTTCCCGGCTTTAAGGCCGTAGAAGGACGGTCAATTCGGAAGTTTAAGGATCAAGACCGGGCCATGGGCATGTTGGAAGCCAAAGGGTATGACGAGGCGATTCTCTATGAGCGCAAGGCTTTAAGTCTCTCCAGGCTGGAAAAACTTGTCGGTAAAAAGGAATTTTCCGACATTCTGGGCGAGGAGATCGTCAAGCCTCAAGGCAAGCCGACGCTGGTGGAAGAAAGCGATAAACGAAAGCCTTATGTGAAAGATATGGGCTTTAAGGAAGTTTAAATTTTACAGATGAAAAGGAGGCCTATTATGGCACAAGAATTTACCACAAGTTTAGTACGTTTGTCTTACGTGAATGTTTTCGAACCAAAGGTGACACCGCAAGGGGACGAGAAGTTTTCGGTCACCTGTTTACTGCCGAAATCCGACACGCAAGGCTATAAGGCTTTAATGGATGCCATTAAAGCCGAAATTGCGGCCAACCAAGATGACAAGCTTAAGGGGATCGCCCAGCCGAAGCTTCCCATTCACGATGGAGACGGTTTTTCTCCGGGGGGCTCCGAGTATGGCCCTGAATGTAAGGGACATTGGGTTTTTACGGCATCGGCGAATGTCAAGTATCCGCCCGCTATTATGGATCGCAGGGTGCAGCCTATTATGGATCGCTCGCAAGTTTATTCCGGTTGCTGGGCCCATGTAGCAATCTCCATTTATGCCTACAACAATCAATCCAGGGGCATCGGCTTCGGGCTAAACGGCCTTCAAAAGGTAAAAGATGACGAGCCGTTGGGTTACAAGTTTGACGCCAATAAAGCGTTTACGGCCGTGGCAGAGCCCGAGGAAACGGCTACAGAAATGGGCGGGGTGGATCCATTAACCGGTATGCCGTTTTAAGTTACGGGGTCGTTAATCACGGCCCCCTTTATTTTAGGAAAGGGTGAAACTGTGAAGCATCTATCTATAGATATCGAAACATACAGCCCGGTAGATATCGGCAAGGCCGGCCTCTACAAGTACTGCCGGGACCCGGCTTTTGAAGTTTTATTGTTTGCCTACTCGATGGACTTCGGGCCGGTGGAGATTGTGGACTTGACCAATTGTGAGTCCATACCCAAGGTGGTCATTGAGGCTCTAGCCGATGACCGGGTTACCAAGCACGCCTACAATGCGGCCTTTGAGTACAACTGCCTAGAGGCTTTTGGCTTGGAAGTAGGGGACCGGACGGCCTGGAGTTGCACCATGCACCACGCCATGTATCTGGGCTATCCTGCCGGCTTAGCTGCGACCGGAGAGGCTTTAAAGCTACCGGAGGACAAACAAAAACTAAGGACAGGTAAGGCCTTGATCCGCTACTTTTGTGTTCCCTGTGCCCCGACAAAAACCAACGGGGGCAGAACGCGCAATCTCCCCGCCCATGATCCGGACAAGTGGGCTCTTTTTAAGGACTACTGCAAACAAGACGTTGTCACGGAAGTGGAGATCTACCGAAGACTTGAGGCTTTTCCTGTCCCGGACAGGGAACAATTTATCTGGGCTCTATCGGACGAGGCCAACGCTTTGGGGGTAGAGGTGGACTTTGACCTGGTGGAAGGTGCTTTGGATATCGACGACCGATTGACTGAAGAACAGACGGCTCGCGCAAAGGAAATCTCCGGCCTGGCCAATCCAAATTCCGTGGCTCAAATCCTCCCATGGCTTCAAGGCTATATTCCGGAAGTGGACAATGTTCGCAAGGATACTGTGGCGGACCTTCTGGAAAAGGATCTGGCTTCGGAAGTCCGGGAATTTTTGGAACTAAGGCAGGAACTCTCTAAGACCAGTGTTAAAAAGTACACGGCAATGGAGACGTGTGCTTGTGAGGACCACCGGGTCCGGGGCCTCCTCCAATGCTACGGGGCCAACAGGACAGGGAGATGGGCCGGACGGTTAGTCCAGGTCCAAAACCTCCCTAGGAACTACATTAAAAATCTGGAGTTAGCTAGGGACCTGGTCAAGGCCAAAGACAAGGGTCTTTTGGAGTTGCTTTTCGGCAATGCCACGGATACCATCTCCCAGCTTATTCGCACGGCCTTTATTCCTCGGGAAGGAAAAAAGTTTATCGTGTCGGACTACTCGGCCATCGAAGCTAGGGTGATTGCCTGGCTTGCCGGGGAGGATTGGGTGAACCACGTGTTTGCCACGCACGGCAAGATTTACGAGGCCACGGCTTCTCAAATGTTTGGGGTGCCTATCGACACGATCGCCAAGGGCAATCCGGAATATGCCCTGCGGCAAAAGGGCAAGGTGGCCACCCTCGCCTTAGGCTATCAGGGTGGCGTCGGCGCGCTAAAGGCCATGGGGGCGGATCGGATGGGCTTAGATGACCAGGAGCTGGAGGATATTAAGGATCGATGGAGACAAGCCAACCGGAATATTGTTAAGTTTTGGTACGCCCTAGAAAATGCAGCGGTAAGTGTTGTTGAGTATGGAGAGCAAAGACGTGTTAGGTGCTTGGACTTGTCCTTAGAGTGTGCGCCGGACTATGGCTTAACTTTTCTAACCATTAAGCTTCCGTCTGGCAGAAGCCTGTATTACCCTGAGCCGGAGCTTAAGGAAAACAAATTCGGGAAAATGGCCGTCCATTTTATGGGAATTGGGGCCAACCGTAAATTCACCAAGGAATCAACCTATGGAGGAAAATTAACGGAAAATGTCGTACAGGCCATCGCTCGAGACTGCTTAGCTGAAACCCTTATGAACTTAGCTAAGGAGTATCCTTTAGATCCAGTCGTCATGCACATTCACGACGAGGTGGTGATGGAGGCCCGTCAAGATATTACTTTGGAAGAGGTGAACGAGGTTCTTTCACGGCCGATTGCGTGGGCTCCCGGATTGATTTTACGAGGCGCCGGCTTTGAAAGTAGTTTTTACATGAAGGATTGATAGGATGCGATACAACAGGAAAATTACTATATCGGTAGGGGCCGGCCGAAAGTCCGTCAACTGGCAAAGGCAGGGATTGAATTACTCCGATTTCGTGTATCGGCTGGAGAAGCCTGTCCGTTCGGAAGAAACGTTGGAGGAGTACCTTAAGCTCTCTAAAGCGACACAAGATGAGCTCAAAGACGTGGGCGGCTTTGTGGGCGGGGCGTTGAAAGGTGTTCGGCGTAAGGCGAGCAATGTATTAAGTCGGGATCTGATCACTTTGGATTTTGACAATATCCCCACCGGGGAGACGGAATCGGTGATTAAGAAGGTCATGACCTTAGGATGTGGCTACGTTATTTACTCCACCCGTAAGCACGCCCCCTACCGCCCCAGACTACGCATTATTTTGCCATTGGATCGGTCGGTAACGGCGGATGAGTACGAGCCGATCGCTCGGTATGCCGCTAAGCAGATCGGGATTGAAATGGCCGACCCGACGACGTTTGAGCCTTCTCGGCTTATGTTTTGGCCATCATGTTCCAGTGACTCCCAATACGTCTATACCTACGAAGACAAGCCTTTTTTATCGGCTGACGGGGTATTGGCCATCTATGCGGATTGGCGAGACATTGCCTCATGGCCACAAGTGCCGGGGGTGGATGTCGGCCATCGAAAAGACCTAACCAAACAGCAAGACCCGACGACGAAGACGGGCCTTATCGGGGCCTTTTGTCGAGCCTATGACGTTTACGAGGCCATGGAGACTTTTATCCCCAAGGCCTATGACCCGACTGCCGACCAAAATCGCTACACGTATCTGCAGGGGTCCACGACGGGCGGGGCCATTATCTACGAGGGTGGGAAATTTTTATTTTCCCACCATGCCACAGACCCTTGCGGTGGCCAATTAGTCAATGCTTGGGACCTGGTAAGGCTCCACAAGTTTTCCGATCTGGACGAGGAGGCAGCCGAGGGGACGCCGGTGGCGACGTTACCATCGACCATGGCCATGAAGGACTTGGCCCGGTCCGACGACAAGGTCATTGGCCTTTTAAACCGGGAGCGGCAAGAAGCGGCGGAAAATTATTTCGAAGTCTTGGGTCAAGAGAGTCCGCAATCAAATCCGGACATGGTATGCCCGGATGATACGGATGACGAATGGATGAAAAATTTGACCGCCGATGCCAGGGGAAATTATGAAAAGACGATCGCCAACATCGCCTTGATTTTGGACCACGATCCAAATTTTAAGGACCGGATTTATCTCGATGAGTTCGCCAATAGGGGGATGGTCACCCTTCCCTTGCCTTGGGAAGCGGGGGAGGGGGCGCGGATGTGGACGGATACGGATGACGCCCAATTGGCTTTAAGGTTGGAAAAGGTCTATGGGATTACCGGGGATAGGAAGATCGAGACGGCGCTTAAGGTGGTGGCCTTTAACCACCGTCGCAACGAGGTGAAGGAGTACCTAACAAGCCTTAATTGGGACGGAGAGGAAAGGATCGATTCGCTCCTGCGAGACTACCTTGGGGCGGAAGAATCGATTTATACGTCGGAGATTATGCGCAAGGCTTTAATCGCGGCGATCTCCAGGGCCCTATCTACCAAGGGCGTTAAGTTTGACTATATGGTGGTCTTTTCAGGGCCTCAAGGGATTGGGAAGTCCACGTTCCTTGCCAAGCTGGGCGGTGAGTGGTTTAGCGACAGTTTGTATAGCTTTGAAGGGAAAGAAGCCGCCGAGCTCATTCAAGGAACACTCATCAATGAAGTGGGGGAATTGTCGGCCATGACAAAATCCGAAACGGAGACGGTGAAACAGTTCTTGTCAAAAACCCACGACATTTACCGGGAGGCTTATGGCCGCCGAACGAATAAGTACCCTCGACGATGTGTTTTCTTCGGATCGACAAACTCGGAATCGTTTCTCAGAGATGCCACGGGCTCTCGGCGGTTTTGGCCTGTTCGTGTGGGTGAACTAAGGCCTAATAAGGATATTTTTGAGGACTTGGACAAGGAAATAGACCAGATATGGGCGGAAGCCTACAGCTATTACATCTTGGGTGAACGGCTGATTTTATCACCTGAGGCCAACGAAATTGCGGAGCGTATGCAGGAAAATTACCGCGACGTCGATCCGAAAGAGGGTACGGTTGCGGAGTTTTTAAAGCGAAAGATCCCTGAAAATTGGTACGATATGGAGCCGAGAGACCAACGGGCCTTTATGGCGGGAAACTTTAAGGTGCCGGATGATGTGGTTCTTGTAGAAAGAGACAAGGTGTGTATTGCGGAAGTATGGCAGGTGTGCTTCGGCGGGGATGTTAAGTATTTAAATCGCCGAGACTCGAATGAATTAACCAATATCATGACCGGATTACCGGGCTGGACGCGGAATAAAAATCCAAGGTTTTATGGAAGATATGGCCGACAAAAGGGTTTTGAGAAGGCGAAAATTATCAATATCGACAGTCAACGAAAAAAGCGTGACAATCAGTAAATAAAATATTGATTGTCGGGAAAAACCAGTAAAATACAGGGATTGAACCACTCTGACAACCAGAAATTCTAAAAAGTGAGAAACTTTTTAAAATATAGGATTTATAGAATTTCCATGACAACCAGCAAGTAAATATTGATTGTCATGAGGACTAATCGCTGGTTGTCATAAAACCCGTCATGACAACCAGCGAAAAAATGTTAGTTGTCGGAAAAAGCCAGTGGTAGACAGGGATTGAGGGGTATTGACAATCAATATTTACTTTTTCTAATAGAGTTAAAAAATATAGAAAATATAGACTGTACGCGCGTTTATAAAGTCTAGAATTTCTATATTTACAGGACTAACGGGAAAAATGAAATTCTGGTTGTCACGGATGCCGCAGAAAGGAAAAGATAGGCGTGCTGGAAAAGAACATCGAAAAGCATCTAAATGATAATGTGAAAAAATTAGGTGGGCGATGCTATAAATTTACCTCACCCGGAAATGCAGGGGTGCCGGATCGGCTGGTTCTACTTCCCGGTGGAGTGATTTACTTTGTGGAGCTGAAGACGAAGTACAAAAAACCGCGGCCACTCCAAAAGTCACAAATTCGAAAGCTGGAAATGTTAGGGCAGGATGTACGTGTCCTTTGTGGTCTGGATGACGTAAAGGAGTTTGTAGATGAAATTACACGATTACCAGAAGTATTGTGTCGAAAGGATTCTTGATACAGACAATCTTGGCCTTTTCTTGGACATGGGCTTGGGCAAGACGTTAATCACGTTAACCGCCATTAAGGAGCTAATCTACAACCGCTTTTCCGTGGGCAAGGTTTTGGTCATTGCTCCCAAAAAAGTAGCCGAGGCCACTTGGCAGAACGAGATTGAGAAATGGCCGGAGCTTGGACTTCTTCGAACATCTACCGTGTTGGGAACGGAAAAGCAGAGGGTCAAGGCTTTGAATACGCCGGCAGATATTTATATCATCAATCGGGATAATGTGGTGTGGCTGGTGGAGTTATACCAAAACGCGTGGCCCTTTGACATGGTGGTCTGTGACGAGTTTTCCAGTTTCAAGAATCATCAGGCCAAGCGGTTTAAAGCTTTAGCCTCCATCAAGCCCCACATCAAACGACTGGTGGGCTTAACGGGTACCCCAAGCCCCAATGGGTTGCTGGATCTTTGGGCACAGGTCTACCTACTGGATGGGGGTAAGCGATTGAGTCCGTCGTTTTACAGTTTCCGTAACTCTTATTTTGAGGGGGACTACATGGGCTACAACTACAAGGCGAGGGATTTTAGCCGGGAAGAAATCACCCGGAAAATCTCCGATATCTGTATCTCCATGAAAGCCGACGATTACTTGGAGCTACCGGAGTGCACCGACAACATTATTCCCGTCGTGTTAAGTCCTAAAGCGGAGAAGGCTTATTTACAAATGGAGCGGGAGGCGGTTTTGGAGTTGGAAGATGCGGAAGACATTGACGCCACTTCGGCGGCAGCGTTATCGACGAAGCTCTTACAATTGGCCAATGGTGCCGTCTATGATGAGGATAAAAAGTATCACGAGATTCATGATTGCAAGATTGAGGCATTCATGGAGACCCTGGAGCAACTACAAGGAAAAAACGTTCTGGTCTTTTATAACTTTAAACATGATCTGGCCCGCTTGACCCAAGCTCTTGAGAAGAAGAAGATCAACTTCCGAAAGCTGGAGACGAAGGAGGATCAAAAGGACTGGAACGAAGGAAAGATCAACGTTCTTTTAACCCATCCCGCATCCAGTGCCTATGGGCTAAATCTGCAAGAAGGCGGAAACCACGTCATTTGGTTCGGTTTAACGTGGAACTATGAGCTTTACACCCAAGCCAATAAAAGGTTGCACCGGCAAGGGCAAAAGGAAAAAGTCATTATCCACCATCTGGTGACGGAAGATACGCGGGATGAGGACGTGATGGCAGCGTTGGAGAAGAAAGAGGACGTTCAAAATTACGTTTTGGAGAGTTTGAAGGCCCGTATTCAGCGTGTACGGGCAGAGATTGGAGGATGAGATGGAGCGAGAAGCTAAATATGATTCTGTATCGCGGCCGCAGCATTATTGCATTGAGGGCTTGGAGCAGGAAAGCATTGATGTGATTAAAGCGGTCGTGGAGCATAACTGTGTGGCGCCGTGGGCGGCGGTGCTTTTAAAAGACACGCTGAAATATCTTTTCCGCTTCGGGCGGAAGAACGGATTGGAGGATCTTTTAAAAGCTAAGCAGTATCTCGAGTGGCTGATTGAGGAGTATGGCGATGACCAAGGAAGAGCTTAAGTCGATCTTGTATCTGGATCAGCTGATCAATTCAAAACTTCGGCAGTTGGATCAGCTAAAAGCTTATCGTGCAAGACTGCCTGCCGGAAGTAGTGATACGGGTCCGGTGCAGTCGGGTGTGTCGGATCCGACGGCGAGCCTGGCGACGAAGATTACGGACCTCGATCGTTCGATTAATGATGAAATAGACAAATTAGTAGAGCTAAAAGAATCGGCGCGTGTGTTGTTTTGTAGACTAGACTGTGATCTGCGACTTAAGTTGATTATGGAACTCCGCTACCTCGAATGCCTTGATTGGCGCGGCGTGGCGGCAAGGTCCGGATATAATCCGCGCCATGTCTATAAGCTGCATGGTCGGGCTTTGGAGATTCTTTTTAAAGATGGCACATAATGGCACATAATGGCAGTCGCATGTGTGATACTATGTTATCAGTGAATAGTAGGTCGTCCGCGCGGGCGGCCTTTTTGTTTGACGGCGATCGGCGAATGTGTGTTATTGGTTTTACTTTTTATTGCAACTTTGTGGGCTGATCGCGGGGCGCGGTACACAGTGCTTTATTTAGGCGCGCGGGGCGGGACTATTGCTGTGTTACATAGGACCTGAGCATGTCCTTAAAAGGCTAATGACGCACGGGTAGCTTTCATCACAAACGATAAGACTACAGATCTCCTTTCAAATACACATACTGGTTTGCCTCCTTGGTTCCATTGCCCGTGCGTATTGTCCGAGTGTTGGTGTGGCGGGTTCGATTCCCGTGACTCGGTAAGGGGGGAGTATGTGCTAAAGAAGTTGTGTAAGTGTGGGGCGGTAATCCCCGCCAGGAAATCTGTATGCGATCGTTGCTCTAGTAAGTATCAGCGCACGTATGATAGATATCATCGCAAGCGTGCAGATTATTACAAGGACAGACGATGGACGGCTGTGCGGTCTTTGGTGTGTGACAGGGCGATGGGAATCGATCTGTATCAGTTGTATAAGTACAATCGACTGGTGCAAGGTAGACTTGCGCATCACATACAACCGTTGGAAGATGCACCGTCGCTAGCTTACGACCTGGATAATCTTATTTGGTTGAGTGATGCGAGCCATCATGAGATACACGCCTTGTATGACTCCGGAAAGAAAGAGGAAACGATGGGGTACCTCCGCAAGATCAAAAAAATTTTTGCGGGGGAGGATTGAAAAGTTTTTGCCATTTTCCTGGCGACCAGCGCCCGAGAAATCCTGCGAGAAAATGCCAATAACCGGGATTTCCGGTACACATATTTTTTATAGCGCCTTAGCGGGTGCTCTTTTTATGCCGTCATGTTGAGTGAAGGTAGAAAAGACAAAAAAGCAGAAAAACCAAAAAGCAAAAAGAAGAAAAGCAGAAAAAGCAAAGAAGGGAGGTAAGTATGGCGAGACCACGTAAAAGTATTGCCGTTTCCACGGGGAAAATCGGAAAAGAAAAAATCGAAGAGCGGAAAAAGCAAGAGAGCCGATTAAAGGTGGATCGCTCCGGCTTAAAGCCTCCCTCTTGGCTTACACTTCCGGCGGCGGAAGAGTTTCGCCGGGTCGTCAGTGAGTGCGAGAAGATCGATCTGCTGGATAACTTGGATCTTGGGATCGTGGCCATCTACTGCGACGCCTACGCCCATTACGTGGAGGCATCTCAGATGCTACAGAAATGTGGGCTATTAGATACGCGAGAAAACAAGCATGAACAGTACTACACGGTGCATCCCCTGGTCAATGTACAGGAGAAGTACGCCAAGATGATCATGCAGTGCTCGGCAAAATTAGGTTTGGCTACGTCGGACAGATTGAAGCTGATTATCCCGAAAGAAGAAGAGGAAAGTACGAACAAGTATCTTCGCTATTTAGGTGGGTAGTATGGCGGATCGTACGACAGCCTATGCGAAGAAAGTGGTAAATGGGGAAATCCTGAAAGGTAGAACCGAATACCTGTGCTGTAAACGGCATCTGGAAGACATGAAGCGCAAGAATTTCGACTACATTTTCGACGTGGAGATGGCGGAAAGGGCCATCGATATCGCTAATGAGCTGACGATTTTAGAGGGAACTGAGCCCGTAAAGCTTAAGACCAGGGGCTTTCAGAACTTCATTATCGGATCGCTTCACGGCTGGAGAAGAAAATACTCGGATAAACTACGCTTTCGTGAAGCTTACGTGCAGATGGCGAGACAAAACGGAAAGTCTTTTTTATCCGGAACGGAGATAAACAACTGGGCCACCTTCTCAGGCTACGTGAAGGGGCGTATTTTTTGCGCTGCAACGAAGCAAGACCAAGCGAATATCGTCTGGGACGAGGTGGAGAAGTTTATCCTGGCCGATTCATGCCTTTCCGAGCTCTATCGAATACGACGCCACGATCGAACGATCACTTCCCACGTTACCGGGACGGAAATTAAGTCCCTTGGGCGCGATACGAAATCGGTGGACGGTTTCAGATCCATTCTAAGCGTCATCGATGAGTACCACGCACATCCGACAAATCAAATGTACAAGCTACTACTGGACGGCCAGATCAGCGTTAACACAAAGGGCAATGCCTTGACTCTCGCCATTACCACGGCGGGCTTCAATCTAAACGGGCCCTGTTATGAGCAGTATAAGTTTGCAAAACAGATACTGGACGGCGTCGTCGATAAGGATTCGCTCTTTATTTACATCGCGGAGATGGATCCGGAAGACGATATCTGGGACTACAAAAACTGGGCGAAGGCCAATCCGCTGCTGTTATGGACGGAAGATGACGAATACAACATGGACGCCGTGAAAACCTTGAGTGAGAAGGCCATCGATGCGCAGGCGAAGGGCGGGGAAGATCTCAATAACTTCCTGACCAAGTCGCTGAATACATGGGTGGAATACACTCGCGATGATTTTGTAGACTTGGGGGCCTTAAAGGCTTGCGAATCGGATATGACACTCGAAGACATGATCGGAAAGAGCTTTTACCTCGGCATCGACCTTTCCAGCGGCGGTGACCTGACATCCATTGCCCTCGTCTTTCCCGTGGGCGAGCTCTTTTATGTCCACTCTCAATCCTTTATGCCTTTTTTAAGGCTGGAGGAACACGAAAAAACGGATAAAGCGCCCTATCGCATATGGGAAAAACAAGGACAGCTGATCTTAACGGACGGCGGCTTCGGACTGAAGACAGATTACAAGTACATCATCCAGTACTTGAAAGAGCTTATAGACGACTACAATCTGACCTGTTTGGCTTGCGGCTACGACCCGCACAATGCCGGGGCGTTTATTTCGGACTTAGATTTCTTGGGATGCGACCTGATTGAGATCGGACAGTCTGCCAGAAGCCTGAATGACGCCACCGTGGACCTACGGCTCGCCGTGGAGTCCGGACAAATGGTCTACAGCAAGGATGCGGACCTTTTGAGATGGTCTTTCGCTAACGCAAAGACGACGCAAAACAGCTTTGGAGAAATCAAGCTCTATAAAGAGCAATCCGGGGATCGCATCGACCCGGTGGACGCTTTGGTGGATGCCTGGAAGTTGGCGTTTATCAACAAAGACACGATTAAGTACGATGCCGACAAAGACTTTGACGAATGGTTCGACATTATGAAAGGGGGTGAGTGATGGGACTGTGGAATAGAGTGAAAAACGCCTTCAGCTGGTCCAATAGCGAGACGGAAAGCCACTGGAAGACTATAAAGACGTCCGACGGTTGGAGTTTTACATCGTCGTCATCCTACGACGCTTCGGAAGTGACCTACTACATTTGCATGAAGATACTGGCTGAGTCGGTGGCGAAGCTATCGCTCCATCTCAAAGATAAAGACAGCCAGAAGATTTACGGGAAGGATGTCAATCGTCTTCTCCAGGTGCGACCGAATGCTTATATGTCACCGACGGACTTCAAAATGCTCATGGAGTACAACCGGAACCACTTCGGAAACGCCTACGCCTACATTGAAACGGATCGAAATGGAAGACGAATCGGCCTGCATCCACTGGATCCGACGAGGATGCGCATCCTTGTAGACGATGCAAATATCCTGAAAGCGGAAAAAGGCTATCTGTACATTTACCATTACGGCGGAAAGAAATACAAGTTTAGTGACAAGGACATTATCCACTTGAAAGGCGGACTTTCGAAGACGGGGATCTCCGGGAAATCCGTCCTGGAAGAGCTCGGAAGTACGATCGAAGGGGCGCAGGAGTCTCAGCGATACCTAAATGATCTTTATCGCAGGGGTTTAACGGCGAATGCTGTGATTCAGTACACCGGCGATCTCTCCGATGAAAAGAAAAAGAAGCTGGTAAGCACGATTACAGAGTTCGCCCGAAGCGAAGACTCCGGAAACATCGTGCCGATTCCCTTCGGCATGGACTTGAAGCCCTTGGATATTAAGCTTACCGATGCACAATTTTTCGAATTGAAGAAGTTCAATGCCTTGCAGATTGCGGCGGCCTTTGGAGTGAAGCCGAACCATCTAAACAACTACGACAAATCGTCTTATGCCAATAGCGAGATGCAGAATCTGACGTTTTACATCGACACGCTGCTTGTCATCTTGCGGAAGTGGGAAGAGGAGCTGGACTATAAACTTTTATACGCCGATGAAACGGCGGAAGGTATGCACACGGAGTTCAATGTTTCGACGATCCTACGGGGGGACCTTAAGTCACAGGCCGAAGCCCTTAACACCTATGTGACGGGATCGATTTATACGACCAACGAAGCGAGAGCCTACCTCGGACTACCTGCTATCGACGGCGGCGATGCGATCCTCGTCAATGGCAGCTACGTAGGACTCGACCGATTGGGGGCGGCCTACGAATCTACGGAAAAAGGGGGTGATGGAAATGATTAGAGTAAAAAATGAAGGTGGAAGAACCAGTATCTATGTCTCCGGCGATATCGTCGACGACTGCTGGCACTTTGCAAAAGACTTTATGCCTGAAGACGTGTCTACTTATCCCGAGGATATCCGGTCGATATTGGATGACGTGACGGGACCCGTCGATGTGTATATCTCTTCCGGCGGTGGCGATTTATTTGCCGGCATGGCCATCAGCAATATGTTGGCTCGATATGACGGCCCGACAAAAGCGATTGTCGACGGCTTGGCGGCATCGGCGGCTTCGCTCATCGCCTTTGGATGCGACGAGATCGAGATCCCGTCGAACGCGTACCTCATGATCCATAAGCCTTTGGTCACCGTTTGCGGCAATGCCGACGATCTACTCGATTGGGCGACGACGCTGGACAGTTTACAGGAAGGCCTTGTAGAGACCTACGCCAGACATACAAAAGGCATCGGGAACGATGAGATCAATCAAATGATCGACGCAGAAACATGGCTGACGGGGAAAAAAGCTGCGGAGTACTTTAATATCAAGGTAACCGGAGAAGAGACCATCCCTCAAAATGTGGGGAATTGCGTATTTAACTACACGAAGACACCGGAAGTGTTTAAGAAAAACGAAAACAGTAAGTTAGATGAAATCAATGCGACATTGGAACTGTATTAGGAGGTAGAAATGAAAAAATCCACTCAGATTTTAGCGGCTATCGCTGCTATGCGTGAAGAAATTACAAATTTACGCGATGAAAACAAGATCGACGAAGCCCATGCCAAGCTGCAGGAGCTCAAAAATCTCAACTCCGAGCTGGAAGTTGAACTCGCTCTCGAAGAAGAGGAGGAAAAAGCATTGGAACTTAACGGCTCTCAAGCCCAAGCGGTGGAAGATATCGACGAAAACGTCATCTTCAACAAACAGCTTACCGGCAAGCGCCTGACCGCCTCAGAAATGACACACGTTAAAAACACCCCCGGTGCGCCCGGACAAATTGAACACGACGAAGAACGCGGCGGCGTGCTCGTCCCGGAAGAACAATCTCTGCAAATCGAAGAATTTAAGCGTGCAGACGTATCTCTGAAATCGTTAGTTAATGTGATTTCCGTTCAAACCTTCAAGGGTAAATTCCCGATGGCTACAGACCAAAAAGGTGAATTGATTCCCTTCGAAGAGTTGACCGAACTCGAACAAACCGACGTGAAATTCAAGTCTTTAAGCTGGGAAGTCAAGGACTACGGCGTCATTATTCCCTTGTCTAATACATTCTTAGAAGATGTGCGCATCAACATCATCGATTACATCGGCAAACAATTTGCGAAAATGGCCGTCAATACGGAAAATCGCCTGATCCTTGAAGCGCTGAAGGCCATGACAACCGGAAAGAAAAAGACCGGTAAAGGCGTAGACGATTTGAAAACCGTTATGAACGTGGATCTGGACCCCGCCATCGCCCAAAACGCCAAGATTATCACCAATCAAAGCGGCTTTGACTACCTGGATAAGCTGAAAGACGCTCAGGGCAACTACGTGTTGCAGCCCGTCGTCGGCGACGCTACACGAAAAGCCCTCGTAGGCCGCGAGGTTGTCGTCGTACCCGACGCATTGCTTTCCGCTGCAAAAGGCGCGCTGCCCTTCTATGTGGGCGACCTGTCTCAAGGCATCAACTTCTTCGACCGCAAGGGCTATGAAATCGCCGTATCCGATCAAGCGGGCTTCACGAAGAACGCAACACTTTTACGCTGCATCGAACGCTTCGGTGTCTACGAATTTGACGCGGAAGCCGTGAAGTATGTAGAAATCACGCCCGAAACTCCGGCGGCATAGGTAGATCATGATCGACCTCGATAAGGCGAAGACCTATCTGCGCGTGGAGTACGACAATGATGACGACTACATCAAAGAGCTCATCGAGGTTGCATATACCTACATCCGCGAAGGGATTACGGGATATGACACGAAGATCAATCATCCTGCTTTTGAACAAAAAGCGGACATGGTCGCCCGTGCGATCATTCAAAATCTTTACGATGAGCGGTATATGATGGGAAGGCCTTTGGAAATGTCCTATATGATTCGCGCCATGATGCTGCAAATGGAGGTGGGTGACTATGTACAACCCCGGACGCAACAAGACGCGAATTAAGGTCTACTCTCAAGGCGCGGAATACACTGAAAACGAAGTCGGCGAACTGGTGCCGGTGTTAAAACTGAAGTTTGTGGACTGGGCGGAGATTAAAAGACAGTCGGGGAAGGAAGTGCTGGAGCAACGTAAAACCGAGCATCAACTCGGGCGCACTCTGTCCATGCGCTTTCGCCCGGATCTCGCACCGGAAGACCTAATCTATATTGGCGAAGATGAGTATTTGGTGCTGGCTATCCTACCTATGGGGCGCTATATGGAGGTGGTGGTCGAATGGCAAAAATAGTTTTTGACGGAAATTTTTTGTCATTGGGCGATAAACTTGGCGCCATTGAACGGCGAGCCCCAGACAAGATACTGAAGGCAATGGATAAAGAGGGGAACGCTCTACGGCGAGGGCTACGTGACGCCACCCCGAAAGGGGTGACCGGGAAATTAAAGTCCGGTTGGCAGAGTGAACGTGCCCGTAAAGAATACGGGACCTATGTCAAGAAAATACGCAACAAGTCCCCACATTACCATCTGGTGGAACGTGGCCATCGCCTTATAAGCCATCGACCGAAGAAGCTTTTCATCGGCACTGTAAAAGGTCAGCGTTTTGCGGAAAAAGTGATGAACGATTATGAACCGACACTGGATGCACGATATGAAAAAATGATCGATGACATTATGGGTGATATCTTTGGATGAGAACAGAATTACGGGAGTCGATATAAAGCGAAAGCTTACGGCGCTAATTAAAGACAATTTCAAGATCACACCAATGTGGGACGAGGTGAAAGAGGGGTATAAGAAGCCCTCTTTTTTCGTCTACTTTTTGAACTTGCAACGGCTGCCCACGTCAAAAGACAGTGTGATGCACGTCTATCCTGTGGAAGTTCAGTACCAGGGAAGCACCAATCTCGATGCATTGAAAGTCGCAGAACGTTTCGGGCAGCTTATCGGAAACTTTCTTGAGGTAGAGGGGAAGCACTTACAAGTACGTGATTTTTCCGTAAGTATTGACGCAAAAAACGCATGGATCGACTTCGAAATAGAAGTCATGAACACGAAGCCTCGCGCGGAAGCCACAGACAATAAGATGCGCAAACTGCATATGCGCTATGGGGCATCCGGCGATTACGACAAGGAGGATTAATTATGGCGAATTTAGGCCTTCCTTATCTCTCGATCGAGTTTCGGGAGCAAGGGATTGCGCGCATTGAACGAAGCAAACGCTCCGTCGTCGCGCTTGTACTGCAAGATCCGGAAATCTCCGGGCAGTTTCAACTTTACAGTCTTTCGGACATTCCGAAGGGGCTGACCGATAAAAACAAAGCTCAAATCACGCTGGCGTTTATGGGATATGTCCATACGCCGAGAAAAATCGAACTGGTAGTAGAACAATCCGACAATGCGGACAAGCCGAAGTTCGACGTTACGTCGCCCGGATTTGTTTATCTCGAGAGCGTGCGCTGGGACTACCTGGCGGTACCTTTCGCCGATGCGGAAGATACGCTTGAGATCGCAACATGGGTGAAAGCCCTCAACACGACAAAGCGAAAAATGTGCAAATTCGTAGCCGCCAATGTAAAAGGCGACAATAAGAAGATTATCAACTTTACGAATAAGACGATGCGCGATATGACGGGAAAAGAGTACGGCACTGCCGAATATACCTCTCGTATTGCGGGCTTAATCGCCGGCACACCGCCGCAAATTTCCTGCACCTATGCACCTCTTCCGGAGCTGGCTTATGTCGAGCCGATCTCAATGGAAGAAAGAGAAAATCGGGTCAACGCCGGGGAGTTTATCCTCTTCGACGACGGCCGCAAGATCAAGGTACAGAGCGGGAACAACTCCCTCATTACGACCAATGAAATCGAGGGTTCGAGCTTTCGGAAGATCAAGATCGTCGAAATTATGGATTTTATGACCGATGACATTACGACGACGGCGGAAGATAGCTACCTCGGTAAGTATGCGAACACATATAACAACAAGCTTTTACTCTGCTCCGCGATCAAGGGTTATATGGAAGTCCTAGAACAAGACGACTTATTGGCTCGTGGAAGCTCGAAGGTGGAAATCGACGTTGAAGCCACGGCGGCCTACTTGAAATCCATGGGCTATAAGACGCCCGACGGACGAACCGTCGACGAAATGGAAATCTTTGAGATTCGCGAGGCAGATACGAAAGACCACGTCTTTATTAGAGCATGGTGTAAGATCCTAGACGCGATCGAAAAGATCGATATTCGAGTAGAAATTTAGGAGGTGGAATATGCCTTTACAAATTAAAGACTTTGGTGATGAGAAGGTCATCAACGGCACGTATGGATCCATCTGGATCGATGATATTTACATTTGCGCGCTGAAGAAATTCAGTGCGAAGGTAAAGATCGATTACGGCGACGTCACCCGCCCTCGAGATATGTGGGACGGGCGTAAAGCGACGAAATATTCGGGTGAAGGGGAACTTACCACAGAGAAGATCGATTCCCTCGGCCTCGACTTGATGCACGATGCGATCTCGAAGGGTAAAACCCCGATCTGTAAAATCCTCGGAGAATTGGCGGATCCCGACGCCTTCGGCGCGGAGCGTGTAATGTTTAAAAACGTCACCTTCGACGAGATGAACATCTTCGATTTCGAGCACGCCAAGCTTGGCGAAGACAATTTGAAATTTAAGTTCCGCCACTACGAACTATACGACCGAATCCAATAAGGAGGACTGAACCATGGAAAAAAACATTATTGAGCAACTGATGGCGTATGATGCGGGTGATTTAGTTCGCCCGACGAAAGACGTAACGATTAAATTGTTGAAGTTCGGCGGTAAGCCCTTTACCTTCCCTATTACATCCCTCGATACGAAAGTGGCATCTGCGATTCAACAGGATATGTATGATCTGCAGATCAAAAAAGGCGGCATGGATATGCGCCTATTGTTGGCTCCCGCCCGCTTGAAGACCATCGAGCACGGATGCCCGGAAGTATTCCGCTCGAAAGAACTGCAGGAACATTTCGGCGCGCGGTCGGCTCACGAGCTGATCAATTTGTTATTGGAGCTCGGTGAACAGGATTACCTTAAGGGCGAGATCGATGCTTTAACCGGTTTTACTTCGGAGGAAGCGGCGGCTGAAGAAGTAAAAAACTAATAGGGACTCATCCCGATGCGCAGATGGCCTACTGGCTCTATAAGCGCAAGGGATGGAGTCCTTATGACTACTTAAAAAAGCCGTTTGGGGAGAAAATCATTATCCGCGGATTTGTTATGCAAGAAGCGGTAGACCTTAAGGCCGAGGCGGATGCCATAAAAGCGCTGGAGGAGGGCTGATAGATGACGAAAATATACGATGCGATCTTAAAGCTCGACTCCTCGCCCTTTGTGCAAGGCCTGACGCGAGCGACGGATCAACTGAAGGATAGTTACCGGACGATTAATGATGCAGGTAACAGCTTTATGCGGTACGGCCGCAGTTTAGAGTCGACAGGCAAAATGCTGACCGGTGCCATTACTGCCCCGGTAATGGGTGTTGGCGCTGCAGCGCTAAAAGCCGGGAGGTCTTTCACCGATGAGATGAACACGGTGCAGGCCGTATCCGGAGCGACTGGGAAAGACTTTGAAAAGCTTACTGCCCTTGCTCGCAAGATGGGTGCCGAAACGAAGTTTAGCGCGTCGGAATCGGCGGAGGCCCTCAAGTACATGGGCATGGCCGGTTGGGATACTCAACAAATGACGGCAGGCCTGGAGCCGATTCTTAATCTTGCCGTGGCGGCAGGTACGGACCTCGCTACGACGTCGGATATCGTAACCGATGCGCTGACCGCCTTCGGTATGAAAGCTGAAGACACGGCGCACTTTACAGACGTTCTGGCGCAGGCATCAAACTCGGCTAATACGGACGTCGTCGGACTTGGCGAAGCGTTCAAATACGTGGCGCCGGTGGCGGGTTCTCTGGGATACTCTGTTGAAGACGTATCCCTTGCACTGGGTACTATGGCCAACGCCGGTATTAAGGGCGCAAAGGCCGGCCGTGCACTTTCGACGTCGATTATGCGGCTTGGGAGCCCTACAAAGGAAATGTCCGGAGCGCTCAGTCAATTAGGCGTATCGCTGACGGATTCGGAAGGGAAGATGCTACCTTTGAGGACGGTTCTCGAACAGCTTCGAGGAAGCTTCAAAGGGCTGACGGAAGAGCAGCAACTCGCTTTCGCATCCACCATCTTCGGAAAAGATGCGGCGTCCTCTATGCTGCCTATCCTCAATGCCTCGCAGACTGAATGGGACAAGTTGGCGGGCTCCATCGATAACGCCGAAGGGGCAACGAAGCGAATGCGGGACATTATGGAAGACTCCCTCGGCGGCGACTTCGATAAGCTGAAGAGCGCCGCGGAAGGTGCGCTTCTCGATATCTTCGACATCATTGAGCCGACGGTTCGAGACATTATGCAAAAAGTGAGCGGGATGCTCGAAACGTTTCATTCATTGCCCGACGAAAGCAAGGAACGGATCGTCAAATTGGTCCTGGCTCTCGCATCCATCGGTCCAACGCTTATGGTCTTCGGGAAACTGAATAAAGGCATTGGCGGGACGATCTTGAAACTTGCGAGATTTGGGAAGGAACTAGATAGAGCCGGGTCTCTTACAAAGTGGCTGGGCGGCCGACCCATAGGATTGACATTGAAAGCCTTTAAAAAACTTGGAGGGGCCATTGGGCCGAAGCTTATAACGAAGCTCAAGTTCGCTGGCACGCATTTGAAGGGGCTCGTGGGACGCTTCTTCGGTCTTGGGCGCACGCTAGCCGGCCTTATTCCCAAGATCGCTTCGTTTGTCGTCGGGCTAGGCCCCGTAGGTTGGGCGATTATGGCGATCATTTTAATCGTTATCGTGATGATCAAACATTGGGACAAGGTAAAGCTGGCGGTAAAAACCTTTGTCACCAATGCAAAGCAGGCACTAACTGAATTTCACGCGAAAGTTGCTGCCATTGCTACCGCCATTGCTACCGCCATTGCCAACAAGGTGAGATCTACTATTGAACGTATAAAAACCATACTCTATACGATCGTAACCTTCGTGGGCGGGAAGTTGAAAGCGGGATGGGATGCTGCATGGGGCGGATTTAAGCGAATCGTCTCGAATGTGTCGTCATCTATCCAGCGTGTCTTCGGCGGTGCGATCGATAAGATTATCGGCAAGGTAAATGATTTCGTTAATAAGATCAACAGCATAAGCTTGCCGTCGTGGCTTCCGGGCATCGGAGGGGCACACTTGAATATTCCGACGATCCCCGGAAGAGCTATCGGCGATACGAACTGGCAAGGCGGCCTCGTACAGGTTCACGAACGGGGCGGTGAAATCTTAGACTTGCCGCAGGGGTCCCGCATTATGCCCCACGATGCTTCTGTAAGCGAAGCCTACAAGATGGGGCGGGCAAGCAGTAAGCCGACGGTAGTCAATCACTCAGTGACCATACCGAAGTTAGCCGATCAGATCGTCATTCGGGAAGACGCGGACATCGATCGACTCCTAGATAAGATGGAGCGTCGTCTGCGCTTTGCAAAGCTTAATTCTGTGAGGGGGACTGTATGATGGAGGCGTGGCTGACTTACAAAGACGAGCGTATGCGCTTACCGATTACGCCTCTATACGATATCCCTCATCCGATGCAGCATAGTGAAGAGTACCTGCATGAGTTGAGTTCGATTCACTTGATAGGCAAGCGTGGGCTGAGAGAAGCGACTTTTGACAGTTTCTTTCCTGCACAGCCTCATGACTTCGTCGACTTCGGGGACGTCAATTTTGACGATCCCTATTATTATGTTCGAAAGATCGAGGAGTGGGCCCGTACGGGAGATCCGCTTCGGCTGATCCTTACGGAAACGCCCCATAATTTTGAGGTGCTCATCAACGCCTTTAGCGCCGGAGAGCCCGACGGATCGGGCGACGTGGCTTATACCCTCGAACTGAAAGAGTATGTAAGGCTTGAAATAGATGAGTATTCCATACCCATCAAGGAACGCACCGTCGCCGAATGGTACCGGTGGGTGGAACAGGCAAAGATTGAAGCCGGTGTGAAGACGGAGAAGGAGCTCTATGAGACGAAATGGGCGAAGGCTAAAGCGCTGACGGGGGAAGGGGAGAATTACAAAATCCTCGACAAGGCCCTGGCGGCACTTAAAGCGAAGCCCAAGGAAGCGAAAAAGGCTGCGGAGGCGTACAATCGAAAGATTAAACTCCAGCCAATGGCTAAGCCAAATTCTGACGACGGGATGATGGGAAGCGCCGATCCTGCTCTGGCAGGCGGGCCCGTATCTTCAAGTGGCGAAAAAATGATGTGGCCGAGTACCAGTCGAAGCCAAACTTCCGGCTTTGGCCCGAGGCGGCGCCCGACGAAAGGAGCATCGAAAAACCACAAGGGCATCGATATCGGTGCGCCTAAAGGTTCCCCGGCCATGGCCGCCATGTCAGGACGTGTCGTCAAGACTCAGACCGGCTTTAACGGCGGCAGGGGGAACTACATCATCGTCGATCATGGGAACGGAATTCAAACGTTATACCAACACTTAAGCACCATCGAAGTACGCGTCGGCCAAGCCGTAAGGCAAGGTCAGCGTATCGGGGGCGTAGGAAATACAGGCGTGGGAACCGGGGCGCATTTGCATTTTGAAGTGCATCGAAACGGCGTGCCGGTTAATCCCCGCAATTATGTTTAGGAGGGCAATATGGAGACATGGCTTACACTCGATGACGACAGATTGCGCCTACCTATCACGCCGACGTTTAGTGTGCAGTACCGGAACAATAACCAGGAGACATCGACCAACGAAAAAGGTGGTGTCAACCTGGCGGGGAAGCCCGGTCTTCGGGAAGCGTCCTTTGACAGCTTCTTTCCCGCCCAACGATACGACTTCGTGGAATTTGAAGGTGCGGAAGTGGAAGACCCTGATTACTACGTGCGAAAGCTCAAAGAATGGGAAGAGGCGGAAAAGCCGTTAAGGCTGATTATCACAGAGACGCCTTATAACTTCGCCGTCCTCATCACCGGCTTTTCGCCGGCGGAAAAAGACGGAACCGGGGATCGATATTACACGCTGGAGCTAAAAGAGTATGTAGAGACAGAGCGAACAGAATATTCCATCCCTATCGAAAAGCGAACAGTCGCTGAGTGGTACAAGTGGCTGGAAGATGCTAAGCACGAACAGGGAGTAAAAACGGCGAAGGAACTCTATGAGACGAAATGGGCGAAGGCCAAAGCACTGACGGGGGAGGGCGAGAACTACAAGCTCTTGGATAAAGCCCTCGAAGCCCTAAGGGCCGACCCGAAAGAATTAAAAAAGGCGAAGGAAGCCTACAATAAGAAGATCGTACTGCAGCCTAAGGGCACATTCGACAAGCTTTCGGGTGCGACAACGATCGAAGGAAAGCCGGCGAAAGATCTTATCTTATCCGGCAAGGCCAAGCCCATGGTGGTCAATGCTACCGCCTACACCCCGTCACCTAAGGAAAATGGCGGCGGGAATAAGACAGCAAGGGGAAACCCGCTGACGCCGTACAAGTATATCGCTGTGGATCCAAAGGTGATCCCTTACGGAACGAAGGTCTATATCCCCGAATTTAGAGACTCGCCCTTCGGCGGCGTGTTTATCGCCGATGACTGTGGCGGCGCCATTAAAGGGAACAAGATCGACGTGCTCTTACCTAACAAGAAAACGGCATCTAAATTCGGACGCAAGAAAAGCTACACGATTTATATTTTGGACTGATCATTATGCGACTAGTAATTAACACGGAAGACCTTTCGCGGTTTTATACCTCCGCCAGGTGGAGCGGAGAGAAAGGACAAGCCGCAAGAAAGCTGGAATTTGATCTGGTGGTATCCGGAACGGATAAGAACCTTCCGAAGCCGACTGTTCCTGTCGGAGGAAACTGCCTTTTCTTTGACGACGACGGGAAGCAGATCTTTGATGGGGAAATCCTATACAAAGATAAATCCGTCGACTCGAATACTATGAAGGTAACGGCTGTGGATCGTCTCTTTCGAACGAATCAGTCGGAAACCTCTTACACCTTTGAAAACAAACCTATCGAGCAGGTTGCGAGACAAGTCTTCGGTGACTGTGGGCTTCGCTGTGGCACGATTGCACGGGGCGGTACGGTAAATAGAATCTTTGATATTAAAAGCCCCTATGAAATCGTGTTGATCTGCTACAAGATGCAGGAAGAAGCAACTGGCATACCTTACATCATCCGCATGGAGGGTGATGCGGTTGCCATTCGGGAACGCGGAAAGATTGTGGCGAAGTATGAGCTCGACGGCAAGGCGAATCTGCTCAATGCCTCTTACTCGGAATCCGGAGAGAATCTCGTATCGACGGTGAAAATGTTCAACACCAACGGCGACGAGATTGGACGGGTGACAGGCGAAGGCAAGGGCATGACGAAGTTCTACCGGCAAGAAGAAGGCGAAGATCCGGCTACTCGGGCGAAGGGGATCCTGAAGGGCTTGGAACGGGAAGCCAGCGTTCGCGTCCTCGGAGATTATGACCTAATCACTGGCAATGCGGTAATCGTTCATGAGCCTTTTACGGGCTTACAGGGCAAGTTTTATATAGACGGAGATACGCATACCTTCGCCAATAATTACCACGTGACGGAATTAAAGCTCTCCTACGAAAACACCATGGAAGATATCGACACTTCCGAACAGTCCGCCCAAGGAAACGAGAAAGGTGCAGCTGGATCTTTCTCCGCCGGCGACGGCTCGGCGAGGTCCCGTGCCCTGAAGATCGGAGAAAAGCTTATCGGAACGAAGTATCAACGGGGCGGCAACTCGCCAGGCTCAGGTATGGATTGTACGGGCTTCGTGGACTGGTGCTATACGCAGGCGGGGATGAATATTCCGGGCCGCCTCACCTCGGCTGAAGTGCGACGCGATCCGAGTCAATTTAATCTGGTAGAAATCCCTTGGGACCAACGACAGCCGGGGGACGTGCTGTGGCATGAAGGTCACTGCGCACTGCAATACTACGATGGAAAGATTCTGGAGTCGGGCGGCCACAGTAAGAGCGTCATCGGCTACTCAGGTGTGGCAATTACGAAAGGGACTGGCCGGAGATTCAAAAAAGCGTATCGCTACAAAGGAACTTAAGGAGGTATGTATGTCAAAGAATAAAGACGACCCTGCAGCACGGATCGTGGATCTCTTTAACCCGAACAGTGACATGGCGCGTCTCCCCTATATTGAGACGGCCACCGTCATCGCTCCGCCGCCTGAAATGGTGGTGCAGCTTCGGGATATCCAATACAAGAAAGAGCGAATAAAGATAAACGAATACTATACGAAAGGCCATGAGCGGGAGATCGAGATACCTACGGCGCCTATGTCGGGATCGGATTCCCGCGGCGACGGTCACGTGGCGGGCGGCTTTATCCGCGCAAAAATTATATTTAAGGATGATTTGAAGCCGGGGGATAAGGTCGCTGCCGTACAGAGTAAGGATAAGCAGACACTATATGTACTTTATCGGATTAAGGAGTGGTCATAATGGCGAGCTTCTACCCATTTACGGACCCTCAGAAAGTGCGGCCGGAAGACGTCAAGGAAATGCCCATCGCCGAGGAATACGACTACGATATGTCATCCGCCCGCTTTAGACGGGACGGCAGTGGCCACGTCTATAAGGTCTACGGCAACCCTGCCATAAAGATAAAGCTGTGGAAGCTCTTTATGAGTGAGCGTTATCGGTGGGTCGTCTTCCCCTGGTCCTACGGCCATGAACTTGAAACGCTGATCGGGAAGGCCTACACGCAGGGATACATCAACTCCGAAGCGGAGCGGTACACCCGTGAAGCCATCGAGCGTGCGCTGGGCGATTATATTGAGGGTTTATCCGATATAAAGATCGACTTTGACGACGGCCTGCTAACTATATCCTTCGTCGCTAAGACCATATACGGCACTCTCGAAGTGCCGGGCATGCCTATAGGAAGGTGGTGAGAAAATTGATTGATGAACGAACGCATGAGCAGATCCTGTCGATCATGCTGAATAACCTTGCAAACACGGAAGACAAATCCCCCAACAGCTTCAGCTACGATATTCTTTCCGCCGCCGGCGTAATCTTCGAGGAAGGACAGCGGCAGCTGATTGAATTGGAGCGAAAATTCGACGTGGACAATCTGTCGGGCGATGAACTGACGAAGCGAGCGGAACAGATTAACGGCACGCTGAGAAAGCCCGCCACCTTCGCCTCAGGCTATGTACAGATCACAGGCGCACCGGGGACAGAGATCCCCGAGCTTACGGCCTTTTTCGCCGAGGATCGCCTTTTCTACGGCTTGTCTGCAGCGACGATACCGGATGAAGGGATCGTGAGAATCGAAGTGGAAGCCGATGAGGCGGGGCCCGCCGGGAATGTACTGGCGGGTCAGATTACGAAGATTAAGCCGCGCATCGAGGGCGTGACCGAAGTGACAAACCTCGCGCCACTTGAGGGAGGCTATGACGAAGAAACGGATGCAGAATTGCTCGAGCGCTACTATGAGCGGAATCTCAACCCGCCGAAGGGCGGCAATCCTGCCCACTATAAACTATGGGCGACAGAGTATCCGGGCATTTGGGATGCAAAAGTCTTCCGGGAATGGGAAGGCCCCGGCTCCGGGAAGGTGCGTGTCGTTGTAGTATCGCAGGATCGATCTGTCGTCGAGGGGCGAAGCCTTGAAGGTCTTAGGGCGCACATCCTGGAAGAGGCACCTATACGCCCTGAAAAATTGATCCTGGAAAGTGCAAAGGAAAAAGCGATTAAGATTAGCGTTGCCGTTGCCGTCAAGCCGGGGGTGGATAAGGATTCAGTTACTTCCGAAATAAGGAAAGCCATCGATGACTACCTATTTCAGATATCCTTCCGGCAAGACTTCGTGAGCCACGCCAAAATAGGAAAGGCCATCATCGACCTGAACAGGGTGGCGGACTACGAGGATCTGACCCTGGACGGACAACAGGACAATGTCAAACTTGCGGAAGATGAGATCCCGACCATCGGGGATTTGGAGGTGAGCTTTAAATGAATAACATGACAGAAATTGAAAAGAACCGCGTGCTACAGACGAGCCTTATCGATAGACAAATCTATGTCGGCCTCGGAGACGTGGAAGAGGTATCGGGTGCGGCCTACGAGCGCGTGCCGGTGAAATTTGAAATGCCGGCAGGCGGGCAAGTGCAAAATGCCGAGAGCATCGAATTTCCCATCGCCACCGGGTCATGGGGCGATATACGAAAGATCGCGCTCTACGATCAAAAGACAGGGGGCACCAAGGTGTGGGAAGGCACTCCGGAAGTCGTCAAGACCATCGGAGTCGCCTCCCAATATAAAATCCCTAATGGCTACCTCGTCGTAAGGCTGCGATAGTATGACTCGCGATAGAGATCTCCGATCGACGTGGCAGCTGCAGAAAAATAAAAGCTGGCAGTCCCACGAAAATGACGCGTGGAATGTCTTTGCCCTTACGCAGCCGACGACGGGCACAGACCTAACCACTTACGGCACGCGAGTAGACCGGGGCAAGATGACCGTCTCCACGGAAACGGAAATGGCGCTGTGGGCTTATGTGACAGAGCACTTACGCCGGCCCTTCGTCCTTGCCGAAGAGACGGAAATGAGCGTAGCCATCTTCGTGTCGACGACGAACTTTTACGACATGCTCATGTACTACCTTCCCTGGTACGACAAGATCAATCCGACCTTTAAAGCGCTATGTGCCGCACTGGATGTGTATTTCCGTTATCTAGAAGAGCAGAAGGCGCGCATCGATCGCAACCTGGATCTGGATAGCGCCATCGAGATTCTGCCGCAGTGGGAATTACGTCTTGGAATCGAAGTTAATACCAATTTGTCGTATGAGCAGCGGCGGAGACAGATCCATGCAGTAAAAATGCTGGCGCATCGGCAGGTGACCAAAGAGACGATCGCAATTTTATGTCGTGCTTTCGGTAATAATAATGAGGCCGCAGTTGCGGTCTATCCTCATAAGACGGTGCCCTACACCTTCGTCATCGAGTTTACTTCGGGGGGCTTACCTAATAATCTTACGGGTTTGGATGCGGTGTTGCGTCGCTCAATGCCCGCCGATCTATCGTGGACATTTACCTATAAGCAATCACCTTGGGAATCTATGAAACGCTATCGATGGGGGGACGTAAAGGACAAGACATGGAAAGAAATAAATATTTATAAGGAGGGCGGAATTGCATGAGACATACTGAACATCTCAAGCTCCAGATGCCTGAGGATAGCGACTTTATACTCATCGAGGATTTAAATGCCAATGCGGAGATCCTCGATAAAACGCTGAAAAACATTGCTAACACGCTCGCGCTGCTTGACACGCAGGGCGTGGACCTTACAGAGTTGCTGAAGAAAAAAGCGGATCTGGATCCGTCGGGAAAAGTTAAAGAAGATCAGCTGCCTAAGATGAAGATAACCAATTTCGTGCAGGTCTATGAAGCACGAGGAAACTTCCCGAGCATTGGGGAAAGAAACGTGCTCTACCTAAGCAAGGCGACGAATAAGGTGTATTTTTATGACACCGTAGATCGGCAGTATGAGATTATCTCCGCATCTCTGGATCTTGGGGAGACACATAAAACCGCCTATCGAGGTGACCGCGGGAAGATAGCCTATGATCATAGCCAAAGCCCCCATCTTGAGCTCGGCGAGACCCGCGCAACGGCATATCGTGGCGACCGGGGGAAGATCGCTTACGATCATAGCCAAAGCCCTCACTTGGGCCTCGGCGAGACCAGCAAAACGGCCTACCGTGGCGACAGAGGCAAGATCGCTTATGATCACAGCCAATCAACGCATGCGCCGGTGGATGTGTACACCCGAGCTGAGGTGGATGCGTTGTTGAAGAAGTTGATGGAAGAAATGAATAGCGATATCTATGCCCTGATTTTGGGATTGAGTTAAGGAGGAAAAAATGACAAAAAAATTGGTGTTTGACCGAACGATAAATTTGCGCATACCAGACCGCGGCGAGATTCGTGTACCTGAATCTGAATTATGGAAAATCACGCTAACTCATACTGTGTGGTGTGAAGGTAATAGTGAGTTATCTACGGAGACGAGCCATCTTATTGGGGGAGATACGACAATCACGAATTCCGGTGTTCAAAAAACTCAAGTTGTCGGCATCGCATTTAAAATTGTGGAGGCATAAATGTATAAATATTACGACGAACTAAATAAATGTTGGATTTCGTGGGTTCCGCCCCACGAAAAGTTAGCGGAGGATATCGTGCTGGAAGTGACCGGCAAAGTGGGAACGAAGGACGATCCCGTGGAAGTAACGCAGGAAGTCGCCGAAAAAATCAGTAAGCTGTATGAAGAGCGTGCGCCGAAAGAGGAGCCGAAGGATGACGACAAAGAGCCGGGTATTTCTAGAACGGAGCTTATGCTTGGCATGACAAGTATGTATGAAGAAATGCTAAAGAAAGACGCTGAAAATAAGATGGCTTTAGCTGAGATCTACGAGTTAGAGCTAAATAAGTAGGGGGTTATGATGGTAAAAATTTATGTTTCGCTTATTTTGATGGGATTAAAGACCATTGACGAGGTCCCGGCGATTATCCGAGACCAAGCCAAAAAGGCGTTGGAAGATGCAAAAGCGTAAGGCATTTCTAGGTATGGCACTTGTTACAGGTGCTTTTTTTATATCTAAGTATCTAGTGAAAGGGGGTGAAAGTATGGACGTCATCTACGCAAGCTTGATCGTGAGTGGTCTTAAGACGTTTGCGCAAGTGCCGAAGGTTATCCAACCGCGCGTTAAAGTGGTTTTGGAAAACTTGGGTTTGCCGGAATTAGCTGAATAATGGGGGGCGCCCATGTGCGCCTCTTTTTATTTACTTAGAGAGGAGTGATGTATGCTTGAATTGTATCAACCGATCGTGAATTTTGGGGTCCTCGTCGTGATTGCCGCCATGTATTTGTGGCAGACACCGAAGACGATCGAGAAGATCACAAAAGTAATCGAGGCAAATACCAGCGTTATTAAGGACTCGAAGACTTATCACGAACGCATGGAGGCGGTACTCGCCGAAATGCGGACGGATGTTGAGATGCTAAAAGAAAGCAAGAATTACGACGAGATCCACGATATCCTTATTAGGATCGAGAGCAAGGTGGATGCTCTGGGAAAATGACAAGGCGGGGATAACCTTGCCTTTTTAATTGGAGGTGCAAATGGTTAAGATTTTACTTGATCCCGGCCACGGCGGCGGGCGCGCCTATAACCGCGGCTTTAGACAAGTGGACAATTTGCCTTACTGTAACGAAGGCGACTGCAACTATATTTACACCCGCGATTATTTAAAGCCGGCTTTGGAAGCTTACGGCTTTACGGTAGGCATGACAAAAACGAATATCGCTCCGGATATCCCGCTTCAAAAGCGTGGGGCCATGGGGAAAGGCTATGATCTTTTGATCTCCTGTCACTCTAATGCGTGCGGAGGCGGTGTCCGTGGTGTGGAAGTGTGGGACAGCACCAATCCACGGGAGTCGCTTAAGACATTGGGTGAAAGAATCTGCTCCAATGTAGCCATCGCACTGGGGATCCCGAACCGTGGAACGAAGTATCGAAGAAATTCCGCCGGCTCGAACTATTACGGCATCCTGCGCCACGGGCTGGCAAAGCACAATATGATTGTGGAGCACGCCTTCCATGATAATATGGCAGACGCAACTGTTTACCGAAAGAATCTGCAAAAGACCGCTGACGCCGTGGCCCGTGCCGTAGCAGAATACTTCGGAAAGGCGAAGCCGACGGCACCGGAGAAAACGGTACCTGTGGTTTTAGACGAAGAGAAGTTTGTTCAAAGCGTGGTGGATTGCCTAAAGGGCAAGAAACTAAATATCTTGCCTTCTGTGACGATGGCCCAAGCGATTCTGGAATCAGGATGGGGAAAATCAGAGTTGGCCAAGAATGCCCATAACTTATTTGGGATTAAGGCAGGAAAGGATTGGTCCGGAAAGACCTATTCCAAGAAGACGAAAGAGCAAAAGCCGACCGGGGAAGTTTACGAGATAGTCGCCGACTTTAGGGTTTACGACAGCGTTGCCGACTCCATTATGGATCACGATGCCTTTTTTGTATCCACCGATTGGCGGAAGAAGAATTACGCAGCGGTGTTAAATGCAAAGAACTACAAAGATCAGGCGAAGGCACTACAGTCATGTGGCTATGCAACGGCACTAGACTATGGAAAGCAGCTAATCCAACTGATTGAACGCCTCGGCTTACAGCAATATGACAAGGGAGTGAAGAAATACGTGACCAGAGATATTGAAAAGCCCTCCGACTGGGCGAAGGAAGCGTGGGAGTGGGGTAAAGAGCAAGGAATTTGCGACGGTACCCGGCCCGGTGCTGAGATGACGCGGGAAGAGATGATGACGATGCTTTATCGCTATGATCAAAAGAGGGGAGATAACCATGCAAAATGCAATTGTACTGACAAGCGCGACACTCGGTTTGACACAGGCCTTTAAAATCGCCGGCCTGCCGAATCGATACAGTCCGATTGTGGCCATTATCGTCGGCATGATTCTGCATCTGGCGCTTGCGGGCTTGTCTGCGGAAAGCGCCGTCACCGGTATGGTGATAGGCCTCTCCGCTGTCGGCCTTTACGAGAGCGGAACACGAATCGGTGACTCCGGTGCCGTGAGTGAACAAGAGCGAAAGGCATACAAAGATCACAAACGCGGATAGCTTATGCGGCTTACCATTCTGTACAAGCCTGGATGTGGCGATAGGCCTTGGTTGATTAAAAGAGAGGGTGGTGCTTATGAGCAACACGCCCATCTGCATACGAAGAAAGATGCGCTACGGGTGCGGCAAATCATCGATGCCGGCAAGTATCCGTACTGCAAGGAATACAAAGTTGCCGTTCAGCGGTTGCTCACGGAGGAGGAGTTTAAACGACTGCATAAAAAGCAGAGATACTTCAACTCGCAAAAAGGGCCGAGGTAGTATTACACCTGTTAGGGTTTTAAAATGCCTTAAAATCGACCTGAGGACGTCGAAAAAAATCAATAGGTAATAAAAAGCGTCTAGGGAGTATGATTCCTTAGACGCTTTTTATTTTATAAAATATTGAGAAAACCCTTTACAGAATATAACACGCGTGGTATAATAAATACAGAAAGTGAGGTGAGAAAGTGATAGAAAAAATAATAGCTTTAGCTATATTGATCATGACAGCTGTTAACGGGTACCAACAAATACAAGTTAAGATGCTAGAAATCAAAAAGCTAAAGCTAGAATTAGAAAAACTTAAAGGTGGGGGTTAA